TCACGCCTTTGAGGCATACCCCACATACTTGGTATTCCCATAGGTTGTCGCTGGGCACCATATCCCTGTTGGCTTGACATAGGATTTTGCATCCAATATCCTAAATCCCAGGGAATCTGCCCTGACATAATCATTTGTGTAATTATCTCTAATATCTGTTCATAGTTCATCTTGCGTATCTTAAACCTCCATATTCGGGTAAGGCTAAAGCCTTACCTTCTAAATATCCTTGCGTATATCCATCACGATACCCTTTACTATGTTGCAATGTATGAGCTCCGTTAGATGTTAGTTCTAGATTTTCCAACCTATTATCATTCCTTATTCCATTTTTATGATGAACCTTTTCAAAGGAATGCAACAATCTACCCAAATGTTTCGCCATTGCCAACCTATGTTCCATAACATAACCCTGCTTGCCAGCCATTGGAAAGAAAAAAGCATCTGGATATAACTTAATAAAAATATAACCACTGGGTAATAAACAACGCCCACCTTTCCAATTATTATGGTTATTCAAATTGGCACAACGTACGCACCGCAAAGCTCGTGGTTCATTGGCTTCCCCTATCAGATTAACCCATCTCTCTCTACCACAATCTCTACATGCCTGCCATACTTGCTTTTGGTGGTACTTATTCCTTCTTGTATCTCCCATTTGAGGTAAGCTATCTCGCATAGCGAAGACCCCCATACATTCCACTAGGCGGAGCACTTTGCTGTATCCACCATTGAACATCTTCAGGGGTTGCCCCTGTACGGGCTTGTTCATACCCCATATATTGCTGTTGCGGAGCAGGCCCCATTCTTGCCCATAGTTGCGCTGAGGGATTAATTAAACTAGGCATCTCGGTCATACTCTCTGGTGTCCAACCAGGGATTGCACCACCAGCCTGTAATTCAGGATATTGCTGAGACATTAAAGGTAGCATCCAGGGTTGGACTTTGGGTGGCTGTTGTGTATAAGCTGCATATTCAAGCCATGACAGTGGCTGTGCCGCTAACTGTGCTATATACCGTCTTTCTTGTTCCTGCGCCTGTGCTAATGCTTGCGCCTGTTCCCATTCAAACCTCTGTTGCTGAAGTTTTTGTTGTTCCTCAGCCTCTCTACGCCGTTGCTCTAACTCCTCTTGCTTTAATTGGTATGCTCTCTCAACTTCTTGCCGTTCTCGCTCAAGTGCTTCTCTTTGGTATTCAGACATTGGCTCGGGAGTTGTTGCCTTCTGCTCCTTTAATGCCATTTCACGCTCATCAATAGTCATTGCCCATTGGCGATAGGCTTCATCAAGCTTTCTCTGCTCTTCATCAATTAATTTTGATTCTTCTTCAAGCCTGAGTTCCTCTTTCTGCAACCATTCATAAAACTCCTGCTTTCTTGTACCAAGTTCAATATCTGCCTTTTCTGCTTCGGTCAGTGGAACTTCAAAGCCTAACCAATCCTCCACACCGGTTGGTGTACCTGTTGGTGTAGTCGGCATTCCACCCGCTTGCGCCCATAGCGCCTCAGCCTCTTGGTATGCCCTTAAATCTGGTGGTGTAGGTGCTGTAGGCAAACCTGCTCTTTCCAATACATCATAAGAATAGGGACTTACTGTAGCACCTTGGTATCTAGCTATTTGTGGTTCCGTGCCATATCCCAGCAACCTTCCCAGCCAAGTTTCTTCCCAAGATGCTGGTTCCCACCAAGCTCGTTCCTCTTCTTTGATTGGTTCTGGTGTTGGTACTTTCTTTTTCTTTGTAGGCGTAAAAGTATCACCCCTAGGGGTTCTCGTAGTTCCCATTGGTGCATAACCAGAAACCTTCCCAGTATGTACTGCTTCCCAAGGGTCGCTATATGTCATATTACCTCCTCAAAAATCTCGAATGTTCCTCTCTATATAAATCAATTGCTTTAATCATAATCCAACCAAAAAACGGAATGCCAATCGTAATTAGGACTAAATTCCAATTGCCATATTGGTAGCAATACCAAAGTAAGAATCCCAGCCACGTAGAATGCTTATACTTCTTCACGCTCTAAGTCTTGCACTTCTTTTAATGCTTTGTCAAGGATTTTCCTTTCCTCTTCCTGTCTGTATTTAATTAATGGCATAAGGTCTTCTTCTATGACCTCACGCATCGCTTCCATATCTTCAGCGATACATTCCTGCATCAATTCAATAATGTTCTCTTCTTTAGCCACGCATACCACCCCCACCTTGACCCTGACGCCTACCGAAACCCCGCTCACCAGTCAATGTGCCCATCGGTGACGCCTCTCTTATGGGTGGAACATTCCTTCGTGGCATTGGTGATCCCGTAATTCCGCCTACTTCCGTTGCCCCCATACCTTCCATCGGTAATGGTAGTTGAACACCAGCTTGCTGTGCAGCCTGCATAAACATCATAGCCATCATCTGGTCTTGTGCCGTTAAATATGCGGGTGAACTTCTTAGTTGTTTCTTCTTCATTCGCTTCCGCATCGCTTCTGGGTCGACATCATTCTGCCGTTCCCACGCATACTCTTCGTCTATCAAGCCAGCCTGTCCACGCCTAATTAGGTCATCATGCTGGCGGTACTCATCTTCTTCTGAAATCGGTGCAAATTGGACGTAATAATTGAACGGCTCCCTTAATTGCGATTTTTTAACTACGACATCAAACTCATCGGTGGGAGTTCTTGCCCATATCTCAAAATCGCCAGGGATTACATTCTTTACGAGTCTGGCGCATTTATTCAGGATATTAGCCCAGCCGTGTGCAAATGCAGGTGAAGCATATTGATATATAGCAGCAGCTTCAGCTAGAATCAATCTCCTATCGGCACCGGAGCGCACCCCAGGTTCGGGTTGACCCCTTACAGACCTTGGCGCAGCGTGTCCCGCAATATAATCACGAGTAAGGGCCAAATGCTGATAGGCGGTATCTGGGGCCAGTTCTGAGGGCCATTTATTGAACTTCACATCCTTATCACCAACAGGCCACCACTTACCATACTCCATCTCGATTTTAGGTAAGGTTTCCGCATCAGCCCCTGTAATATAACCTCCCAGCATAGTCTCACGCTTCATCAGAATATCGCATAATGTATAATTGGTTGATTCAGAAACCAGCAAGTCGTATATGTATCGCAATAGGCCAACATATCTCTGTTCCGGGTTGGCATCCTTATCAAGATTACCAAGACCAGATTCTATTAGGGTATAGGGAATGAAGCCATAATTATGGTTTACCACACCTCCCTTTATCTTTAGAACTGGCTGGCCGTCAATCAACTCGCATCTGTAATCCTTGTCCCAATATGATACAATTTCGGGACGGTCGTTTTTATCCTTAAGCTTTCTGCCCTTTGGGTTTGTCCAATGAGGATACATTAGTTGAACATCGAATAGACTGCGCTCTCGCTGTTCCATAACATAGAGGTCGCCACCAGTATAAGGGTCGGGAAGGATATTATAAGGATTTACGGGCTGTATCACAATCGGTAACGAAAGATGGGTTTCAGCCCGCCATTCGTCTATTCTCTTGGCATAGGTCTCTTCAGATTCGTCATCCTTTTGCTCGGGCTTATCAAGCCACCTATCGGCATCCCAAACCGTTTTGTAGACAGCTAATCCATATACCCAGAAGTGCTTTGCGCCAACACGCCCTGGGGCTATACTTGATTCCACATTTGACCTATGGATTAGACCGAGGGCCAGCTTCCGTGCCATCTCAGCAGCGTCTTTTGATGTTTCCCCCGTTCCCTTTTTATTCACAAAAACACGGGCATTCATAATATCAGTATGGTTTATCGCCGCATCCACCACATCCCTACCCGTTGAAGTAATCACCCTATCGGCAGCAAATTGCTTGGGTATATTCAGTTCCTTCTTGAAATCAAGCTCGTAAAATCTCTCATCTTCTTCCCACAAACTACGCAACGGGCCATAAAGTTTCTTATTTTTACCAAACTCTTCTTCAATATCCGTGATACTTGGTTTTCCCTTTCTCATATCATCTCCCTACAAAGGTTAAAGTTTCTAATGGTTTTGCTGGGAATGGGTTGATTCTCACCTCATCTTTTTTCAACCAGCAGATGCCAACAGCGATAGGGTAGTCATCATGTCCCGTTGGTCTGGCTTCTATCCGCCCAGCCTTATCGGCATTCTTAATCATATCCATAAACTGCATTATCCCTTTCGGGTTGAATATCGTTATCTGCTTGTTATCAATTGCGGGAACAAGCTGAGCGAATAATTCTTTTCTCTGCTTCTCATCTGTGAAATAACCAGGCTTCGTCCTTTTCTCATCCCGATAGCACAGGTTCTTATACCTCAAATCCTCAGCGATTTTAATTACCCGCTTGCCCCACAAGTTTTCTTCAGGCCACCATTTCGGGCTGTTGTAAGCTTCGAGCAATTTAATACTGCGATAGGCAAATTCGTCAGGTTCAAGCGTATTCGTTATAATATCTGCAACTACATCTCCACTCTTCACATTCATAATTGTCGTAACATGGTAATCTCTACCCACGCCCAATGACACATCCGACGCTGCTATAAAAAACTCCCCCAAGTAAAACGGTATGTAGATGTTGGTGCATTCGTAATCTATACCTTCAGCCTCAATCGTTACCGAGTTCTTCTGGTTAGCCACCAAAAGCATCTCTTCAAGAACCCGCTTATCAAACGCAGTTACGGTTTGGGGAACGCTTAAAGCCTCTTCTTCAGAGCGGGGATAGTTCTTATACATATAGAGTTCGGCGGTAAGTCCAGCAAGTTCCCGTTCTGGAATGGTACTTTTAACCCGCTCGTACCATTCCGTGCCCCTATTGGGTATTACATTGTAGTCAAAGAAGAATGTGACAAAGCCATTTTTGCCCGCCTTACCATCTTCATATAAGGTGGTTGCTAAGTTATCCTTGTCCCACGCATTTTCGGTAAATACGCTGACAAATTGTCTACCTCCATCTATGGTTGGTTTGGCAGAAACATAGTTCTCCTCAGCATACTCGTGTTCGGCGTGTTCATCACAGACTATAATTGAGGCAGTAAAACCGATACCAGCAGATGTGGTTGATGGCAATGCCCTAATCTGGCTTTTCATTGTGGGAAAGCCAATCTCATCAAGGCTGTCGGGGTCACACTTTAACTTCAAGAATGGCGGTAATTGCATATATAAGCGTTTTATCTTGCCAAGAAGCTCCCTGGACTCCAGCTGACCCTTTGAGAAAAGAAGGATATTAGCGCCAACATGGAACATGGCATACCATAGGATGTAAGCTGCGATTGTAGTAGAAATCCAGATTTGCCTTGATTTAAGAACGCTGATTAATTTGCTGCCAAGTAAGGCTTTGATAAATAGTTTTAAGTGGTCGGTAATCTGGAAATCAATAATACCACTACTAATTTCCCCTGGTGCTGGCGCTTGGATAATCCTGCACCATTTCAGGAAATGGACAAACGACCTCTTACATCTCCGCCTCTCTAAATAGAATAACCGCTGGTCTTCAGCGGTTATGTCTTCTTCTGGTTTCTGGAGTGCAATCTTTAATTTTTCTTCAAATTCACTCTCTTCTATTCCTGCATCTCCACTTCATTGGTAGATTACCTTGCCGCACAAACAGTGTGGGTATCCATCTTCATCAATTCGAATAAAACCACTTAGACCGCATTTGGGGCAGTGCTGACCATCAAATTCAATTCTGGGCAATTCGGGTTCAACACGCCTCTTCCTAACTATCTTTTTGCCAAACCTTCGGCCTCTTTCTAGCGCACATTTCAGGCAGTACCCTATTGGTGAATAATCCTTTCGGTATGTGCGCCAACCTTCCTCACCACACTTTATACAGCGAACCCAGATTTTCCGCCCACTGTGAAGAAGCCCTATTTCCTTAGCACGGCAAGTATCGCCTATCTTCGGGTTTAGGGTAGCATCGGGAACAGTTTTGCTGGCAATTCCCAAGTTGATTTATCCCTCCAAATGCCGAAGTGCCACCACTGGTCGCTTTGGGGTTCTATGAGATATAGCATTTCGACAACTGTGCCATCGTCTAGGGTTGATTCCACAATTGCGAAGTTCATCGTATGACCCTCTATAACCGTGTATGTGCGAGAGTCAATAAACCAAACTATGGTTGGATATATTCGGATGCCCTCTTCGGCTGCATTAGCCATCAACAGCGTGGTGTATTCGACACATACCCAATCATCGCCTGCGTCATCGTATAATGTTTTATCCGTATCATCATTAACCAAGAACTGTATGAGTTGGTCTTGGCTAATCGGGTGTTCACCGGTAAACCAATCGAATAACTTTTTGCTGAGTTCATTATTGAGTTCGCTAATTTCGTCTTTGAGCAAGTTATTTTCGCTTATAAGTGTCCTAGCTTTTGCATCATACTCGTCAGCAATATCCTTTAACTTGTCCTCATAGTTCTTTGCGAGCCAGAAGTTAGCCCTTTCAAGTAGCCAAATCTGGTTTCTATATGCCCTATCCTTGCTATCAACCATCCACCGCAGGCTGTTTATCCTATTTTCCAACTGCATCACCTTTGATGTCTGTGTTTCTCTCAAGATAATGTTGGCACGAGCTTGATACGCCTCCGCCTTTTCAAGAAACGCAACCCTTTCGAGTTGCGTGTTGTAATCCGTTAAAGCATTATAGTATCTGTCATAGTAATAGTAGGAGTTAAAAATTGCGCCACAAATAAAAAGGAGCAAAACAGCTAATAATACAATAGTCCTTCTCATTTTCTCCTCACTTTTAAGACATGTAAATCAACCTTTACATCGGGCCAATTATCTCTTATCCAAAGGAGTGATTCCCACAAAGCCTCTGCGTTTTCTTCTAGCGATTTATTGGTTTCTACGAAAATCAACCTTTTATCGCTACCTTTCGTAGCGTAAATATCCGCCTGCGCATATCCGTTAATTATTTGGGTCATTTCTTTCTCCTCAACTTATGCCAGATTTTCCTCATCCCTTTTTCTCCACTCATTATAATTATCAGGATTCTTGGGGCAATATGCTTCGTGCATCCGAATAGTATTGTCGGCGCAAGCACCAAAATCATCATCACAGAATCGGCATAACCGATGCTTCTTTACCGTACGCCAGCTTTTCCACTCCATATAAACCGATACAGCAATAAGCAGGAAAATAACAGCACCGATTATTATGCCCCAGAATAATGTACTCACTTCCCAGCCTCTTTCTTCAATGTCTTCCAGAAGTCCCAGATGGCAGCCACTTCTTTATTCGGATACCGCTTCCGAAATGCTTCGCCCTCTTCCACGATTTTGTTTAATTGGGCACGGAGTAAATTATGCTCATACTTTAGCGGGTAATAAGGTTCGCTATTATTAATCTCCGAAAGCCCACACTCAATATCAATTTCGTGTATCTCTTCATCCTTTAATAATATACCCATAATAGCTAATCAAATCCTATAACAACACGCTTATCGAATAGTATTACCACTGAAAACATTGTTTTTGCTTTGCGCCAGGTCTATGCCCATTTTCTTATGCTTCTTCGCCTCTTTGTTTAGCGGAAAGCCCTTGTTGGTTAAGTAGTTCATAAGTTCGGGCATGTTGGAGTCGCCAACATAAAACTCAATCGCATTGTTGATTAGAACTGTATTACCAGACATTTCTATCCTCCTATTAGTAACCAACGCTAGGGATTAATAATTAATTCCGCCACGTTGATTATACTTAACTAAATCTCAGGTGGTAAGGGTGGTTTCTTCATACTTTAATCACCATTTCCAGAACTTCCACCAGCGACTTTGCTTTCGCTCTTCGGCAAGCCATTTATGAAATGCAACGTTTTCCTTAACCAATCGGTCTAAATGATAGGCACAAACGGTAAAACCCCCCCAAATAGCAACAGCATCTTCCCCGCAAATGTAAGAATCTTCAGGTTTATTAAAAGCGCAACACTTCATTAATTCAATTATAAACACTTATTGTTTAATTGTCAAGTACCCTAATAGAATAGGGGAGAGATTTACATAATGTTAAAAGTTCTAAATTACTTTAAAAATTCTGAGTGAGGTTAATAATATCTCAAACCCAATCTCGGATACCCATCCCACTTCCATTCCCAACCTTATAGGAGTAACGAGTCAATAATTCCTTATCTATATCTATTTAGCTTCAAAGGGCGCACTTATGCTTATTATGTATAGTTTAATTAGCTACGATATTGCCTTATTGTCACCATATTTGACAATACTGGGGCAAATTTGGACTATTTTACCCATAAATCCTGTTATTTTAATTCCCTTTGCCCGCTTTATTAACCTCTTTAGCTTTGGGCAATATCATATTAGCCTTGATAATGGGCAAACTTCCTATTTATATACTTATTTTTATTCTAGCTAAAATGGTTAAGTATGATTTAAATATCACAATGTAAAATGCTTTTTAATTATTTGTCCATTTGGCAATTCATATGACGCTGTTGATGATTGGGTATCTACGCTGATTCTATTCTCTTTGATACATCGAGTTTGATCATTATTGTGTGTTTCATTTAATATGCGCTTTTCTTCTTCCAATGCTTTAATATTCAACATTTCCATCATTTCAAAATCATCTGCGGTAAATATCATTTCACGACCTGTGTAAATTGTTTTCGGTACTGCCTTTTCCAATAACAGATTTATCGCTTTTATGCGTTCACCCTTAGGTGTTTTATCGTCTATTGCCAAATCATATGCTTCGTCTAAAAGGCGTGGCACTCTATCAAGATTCTGCCTCAGTGCATCCTCCGTACTTTGGGCCATTCCCTTCTTGCCTTGCCCCCATTTCATTCCCTTTTTACCTGTCATATCTCCCCCTATTAGGAGTTTAATATCTTTATAGCCTTATCTCTTTTCACGATTAAATAAGGAAGCAACTCACTAATTAGCAACAATGCTCTTGGCCCATCTAATAACCACTGATAGCTTTGTTTATGCTTATTGCTCCTTACTTTCATTTTGTATATATAGCCACCAAAGTTTTCTGCTACCCACTCAATCAATTTATAATTATTATTTGCTATTATTATGCGATAATTCTTATATCTTACGCCTCTACCATTTAATTTGCTGAATGTGTACAAACAACCCTCACCATCAACAATTCCCGCTAAGTAAATTAAATTATCCTTTGATATAAATGATAGTTGCTTCTCTAGTCTCATTTCTTACTCAGCTTAGCGATCAGTTTCTCAAGGTCTGATTTAGACATGAACTTCATATAATTAGGGGTGAACTCTTTATCAGCCCTATTTGCGTTTAACATAGATTTGCGCCATTCTGGTGTGTCTGGGATGATGCCCATGATTACTTTAGTTTCCATCTATATATAGTATAACATCATTGTCAATAGTCCGCAACTATTTTAGTTTAATAGTAAAAAATAGTATGATTATGTAAAGAAAACCCCTTGACAAACGCAAGTAATGAGTGTAAAGTGGTAGTGTAATGAAGATTGGAATGAAGTGTCCATACGCCGAATATATTGCTACTTATAAATGCCCTGAGTGCGGTCACATCTGGGAATGTAAGGTTACAGAGCTTATTTTAATCTGCGGCAAATGTGGCGAGCTTGGGGATTGGGATAAATCAAAACCTATTAAGCAAGTCATAGTAAATCATTATAATGGAGCGGTAGTGTAATGAGCACAAGTTTTAAAAGGGGAGATATAGTCAAGGGCGTAAAATCTGGATGGCGGTATGAGATAATCAGCCAGCGCCTCTACTATTATGACACCTACGTCCCTTATTATTGGGTTAAAAACCTTGATACTGGCAAGGAAAAGCGAGCATACGAACACGACCTGGAAGCAGCTAAGGTAAATGAAAGATGACAGACTATTATAAATGCGAGGAATGTGGCACGGTATTTACAGAGTGGGAAATGAACTTTAAGTATGCGTCTGAAAACGGTAAATGCTTATGCCAAGAGTGCATAGCCAAGCTAGCCCTAATTGATACTAAGGAAACTAAAGATAGATGTAGTTAAGCACTTAAATAATTGAATACTGGGGTGGCGGAATAGGTAGACGCACTCGGAGACTGGTGACGATGTAGAAATCCAGTTGCGTATAATGCCAGAGTACCAAGGGCATACTGCGAAGCTAGCAAAGCAGGAAAGGCATCTAGGGTGCAAATCCCTAGCCCCAGTAAATCAAATAAAATAATAGGAGGGAGAAAGGAAGATGATACCAACAAAGGTAATTGATAATAGGGTTTTTACGCTTGAAGAAGAAGGGATGTCGTTCTTTGCTGCTAAAAATAAGGCACAAGCATTGAGGCGACTTTCAAGGATACCAGCTCACGGCAACCTAAGGCCACTAAGGGCAAGGGTGCTCAGATATAAAGGCCATTGGGCTGTGTGGGTAAGGCAACCTAGCTCCTTATAGTAAATCACCCTAATTGATAAGGGGGTAAATGAAAGATGGCTGGTACAAATATCGGTTTAATGTATGAAGATAGGGGATACACGCCATTAATGGGCATAACTGAGGCTAAAGAAAAAGCCGAAAAAGAAGGTGCAAAATGCCCCAAGTGTGACAAGGAACCAGATAGCACATTTTATAAGACTCTTATTCATAGATACGGAATATGCGTTGATTGCCTAAAGGGTAAAACGCAGTAATTGTTAAGGGGGAGAGATGCCAACTGGACGAAATAGAGCAGAAAGAAGGTGGGCTGGGGAAAGAAAGCGCAGAGAAATGGGCGGGGAATATAATTATGTTATTGTAGGCTTTAAAGTTAAAGAGGAAAACTCTGTACATTATGCCAAGGCCAAAACTGTTGAAACTATGCTTGAAAATGTAAACAAAGCCTTTGAAAAGGGTGCTGAATTTATAAGCTTGAGGAGAATACCTAGCCCTAATTGATACTAAGGAAACTAATGGGAAGGAAGCGTAGGACAAAAACAATAAATAGAATACTGTCAAGCGTTTTCGATAAAGGCGCTGTTATAATAATTGACTATTACGGGAAAAGAGAATACTACCAGCATAATGGCAACGAGTTCAAAGCAAAAGCATTAAGGAAACTAAAGATAGATGAGGTGAAGCACAATGAAAATTAAAACAGTTAAAATGTATAATGGCGATTTTGCGGTTTGCCCGAATTGCGGCAAGCTGATGGCAAGGGGTCGAGATTGGTGGTGCGTATCGGGTTGTGGACTAAAAATTAAGAAGCATAGAAGGGGGTGAAAGGATGGAAGCCAAAGATACAGTGATGAGTGGGAAACAAATTGATGCCATAGTTAAGAATTTAACAGAGGCTGAATGTATAACTGTTGAGCAAGCGGTTGCCCAAACCCAAGCCGGAATCTCATTCAGGGCAGGGATAAGGGAAGTGGTAGAGTGGATAAATAAAAATGTTCATCTCTATATCAGGAATGATAATGGTTTTATCGATGCACTAGAAGCCAAGCTGAAAGAATGGGGATTATAATTAATAAGGGGGTAAATGAAAGATGAAAGGCTTAACAGCAGATAACATTGTTTTTGAGGTATTGCCAATAGGGTGTAGGGTGCGCCACAAAGAACACCACCAATTAATTGGAACAATCCGCACACACGAATATTGCGAAGGCAAATACAGCGCATTGCCATACACAGTAGAGTGGGATAATTCGGACTTGGCTCACCAATTACTAGGCATATTACCACTATGGCCTAGACTTGAAAGCCTTGAGCGTAGCCCTAATTGATACTAAGGAAACTAAAGATAGATGAGGTGAAAGGATGATGGGCATTTTCAGTACCATAATTAGCGCCCAATGCACTAATTGTCATAAATGGTTTGATGTTCAAGTGGGCAGCTTTCTAGGTTTTACATTAGCGGGAACCATAATACAAAGAGCTTGCCCTCATTGCGGAAGCCTAATAACATATGTTGTTCGTTAGCACCATAAAACAATACTGTAGCGGGACTTGACAAATAAAGTTTAATATTATAGAGTTTAATATAAGGAGTAAGAAATGAGAAAAACATATAAATGCGAATTGTGCGGCTGCGAAGTGGCAACATCCTCAATTCCGAGGATAATAGCCAGGGAAAAATTGTGCGTTGATTGCTACAAAACTAAATATCGGGCGCTGGGTTCCGCCTTAAAGAAGGTAGGCTAAATGGCACACGCAAAGATTGATAAAGAAGCAATAATAAAGGATTTGAATGAACATCCAGAAGGCGGAATGTCGGGGATACTTGCTAAGAAATATAAGTGTAGCCCACAATATATTAGAGACGTGGCCAAGAAAGCTGGAATGGCAAGGGGCAAAGCGGGTAGAAAGCCCAGGGATAAGACAATTAAACTACCATTCGCACAGAAACCATACGCACCAGAATTTGAAACAATTGAGGCAGTTCTTGGTGAGAAGCGAGGGGCTATAGATTATATTATCAATGTTATACAGGAGAATAGGCGCCTTAAAAAACGCAATGAGGAAATAGAGCCATACGCCAGAGCCGAAATGTTGAGGCGTGAAGCACAAGGCGCAGAGGAAAAGAAAAAGCAAGAAAGAAAACAACAGAAGATGACTTATAGGTTAGCTGTGCAACACGGTGAATTACCAAATTTGGGGGAACAAAATGAGTAGATTATGTGAATACACCGACAAGTTGGAACAATTGGCAATTAGGGCAGAGGTCGAAGAGGCTATGGAAGGCGCCTTGCTAGATGACCGTTGCAAAGATATAGCACCACAGCTAGAGGGAGAACCTGTAGAAGATATATTGGAAATTGGCATTGCTGTTGGCATACAGTTTGCTTGGGATAGGATTATGGAAGCACGTGAAATGGAGGAACAACTGCAAAGAGAGTTTGGTGTGAATGTTCTTGGTTACATAACATATATATTGCAGTCGAGAAAGAAGCCAACGCAGATATAACATAATCTTGTGTTGGTATTTTTATTTTGTGCGTGATTTAACATAAAAGGAGTTGAAGATAAGGCTCAAAAGCCAAAGAATCTACAGAAAAGGGGGTAATGGAAAGTGGTTACACTTAAACGTAGATTCAAGGGCAAAGAAGATGAGGTTATTGAGTACATTAAAAACTGGGGATATTTCTGGGCATCCGATGAATACAAATGCACCTGGGAGTCATTGAAAAAATGGGCTACGGAATATACGGGCAATGAAAACCTTGGAGTCTATCCTCGATTTAGCTCTCTCGGTGGCTCTGGTAATAATAACCCGTTTAACGATGTATCAACTGCAATTAGAAATCGGCTTGCTAAAGATAAGAAATACATTTCTGAGTTACACGCTCAACTTGAAGAGGAAAGATTGAAAAACCAGCTGCTAACCAAGATGCTGTATAAGAACTATGGGCAACAATTGTTAGCCTTAAAGGAATTGGTAGAAGGATGAAAGTTCCTAAAGGATTATTAAGCTTTGCCCGCCAAATACGGCATCAGAATAAAGACCTGCGCTATCATAATTATATTATGTGGCTGATGATTCGAGAACCTGAATGGGTTATTCAATACTGTAATAAACGGAGGCGCAAGTAAAATGAAAGAGTGTCCATTTGCTAAAGAACATTGGGTGGTAGGATGTGACGAAAAGTGTGCCCTATATGATAAGGAAAACAAAAGATGCGCTATATTATCCATCGCTAAAAGCCTTGATAGGTTGCACAATAGCCAGATAAAACCAAGTATTAAGGGGGATTGAAATGAAAGATTACACGGTTCTGATAAAGACTAATGAATTTGAAGCCGAAGTGTCGGACGTAAACGGGCATCCATATCAGGATTTTATTGGTGATGATGAGTCGATAGTTGATTGGGATAAAATGCACGAAGCATTAGAGAAATTGAAGGAGGCTTATAAGGATGAGAACAGTTGAGATTACAGTTCAAAAAGTATGGAAGTCACAGGATGATAAGTGTATGTTCATCCAAACGCCGGAAGAAACTACCTACTGGACACGCAAAGAGGACTTGTTCCCCAATGGTAAAGCAGGTAATCACTTCTGGGCAACTGTTGATGACCACGAAAAGTCAGGTGGTAAAATAACCCACGAAATTGTCGCTGTTAGTGAGACACAGGAAAAGGCTAGCGAAGAGATTGTTGTCAAAGAAGCAGAGGTAAACCCACAAGAAAAGGGATTAGCTTACAAGATACTTGCGGAACTATATGTTAATGGCTTCATAGATGAAACAAAACCTGATGGTAAAGAACTTGTATTAAGGTTAAAGATGTGGCTGAAAGAAATAATCTTGGGCAAGTAGAAGATTCGGTTGATTTAAAGTTTATGCGAGCCACTAATCGCTCAATAAGGGCTATCATAGATAAGCAGGATTTCCTGTTTAGAGTTCTATACCAGTACATTCACGCAGCGAATGAATCCGATGAGTTCTTAACAGGAGAGATAATAGAAAACAGAACTATGCTGTATTACCTCGATAAACCATTCTTCCGTCCTGGTTCTAAGTATCATTTAGATAAGCTTTTGGAATTACAAGAGCAATTACAAAGGTTCATTCGTCATTATTTCCAAGATGGACACCCGCATATTGATAAGAAAAAGAAGACGTATCTTTATAATGAATAATACTAATTATATAAATAGAATATATAGTTGTATGAAATTTAGCTTTGGGTTGCGCAACGTCCGCAACATTTTGAAGCTAACCTCGCAACATTTTAGCTTTAGGATGCGCAACATAATTTGCGGTAAAACTATCCCCAAAATATCAGCGGTGGTGTCAACTTCGCAACGTCGCAACGTTTTAGCTACAAAGTGCGCAACATTTTTGCCCCTCGCAACCACCGCAACCACCGCAACCACCGCAACGGAGTAACAATGGCAAGACCTGAACAGGAGATTGTAGAGCAGTGGGTCGCAACAAAGGCAACGGGAAAATTCCATTATACAAAGGTTTTGGATGGGACGGTAGCCCCAGAACTCTATCCACACCTAAGGATGTGTATGCACAGGTGTCACGAAAAGGGGATAGCGTTCCCGATAGATGGAAAGGATGGGTGGTGGCGTCCTGCGGATAGAAGCCTTGAGGAAATAAGATGGTGGAATGGCGAGAATGGGTTAGAGGATGCGTTAAGACTACCGCTATACATAAATGATTACTGCTACATACCGAGGCCATCATTGATAGTGGTATCTGGGGCGTATAATACGGGGAAGACGGCGTTTATGATAAATGTAGTTAATCTAAATCTGGAAGCCTGGGGTGATAAGATTGTATTCTTCGTTAGTGAGGGTGCGGAATTGTTACGAAGCAGATTTAACCGCTTGGCTGTGAAATTCCCGATACCGCCACCGTTTAAGGTTTACCGCAGGTTTACCAATTTTGTTGATGTGATAGAACCTGATAGTTTGAATATCATAGATTATTTGAGAGTAGATATGACGCAATCCTATGCGGTTGCCAATGAGTTAAGGGATATAAATGCCAAGCTGCGGAATGGTTATGCGATTGTGGCGATGCAGAAGCCCCCGN